CCCGCCACGTCCGCCAGTCGCGCCCAGAACTGCTTTTGTCGGCCTTCGGGGAGGATCATGGCAAGTTTGAGCATGCGGGAGGGAAGGTCGATGTCCGCGACTTCGTAGGTATCCTCGGTCTTGTCCTTCCACGACACGACCACCCGTTGCCCGCGTAATTCAAGGAAACTCATAGGGGGGTTAGAAGATCGCGAACGCCAATTCTTCCTCGGCCGGCGTCTCCATCGCCATCGCGAGGGCCATGATCCCGGCAACGATCCCGTCAATCTTCCGGTGGTCGTCCTTCGACGGTTTCACCGGACGCTTGTTCTGGTTCACGTCGGTCTTCACCTGGACGTGCCCCGCCTGCCACGCCAGCACGGGGTGCCCGTCGTGGCGGAGCTTCCCGCCGATCACCAGCCGCTCGAAGTCCGCGGTCGGGGAGGCGAAACGCATCATGCTCTGCGAGAACGCCACGCGCTCGATCCCCAGCCCCTCGTGCACCACGTTCCCGGCGCTGTCCTTCTCCCCCTCGGCGATCTCCTGCGTCAGTTTCTCGGCGTACGTCTCGTCGTAGACGAGGGCCTTGATCTGGAACTTCTCCGCCAGCTTCCGCACCCGGTCCTTGATGAACCCGTAGTCCACCGTGTCGCCCGGCGTCAGTTCCAGAAATCCGTCGTTCGCCCACTGGAGGAAGGAGGCGAGGTGGTTCTTCTCCCGCGCCACCGACTCGGGCAGCCAGAAGAACGGCAGCAGCCGGTGTTCCTCCTCGCCCTCACCCTTGAACGCCAGCACGAGCGCCGACATGTCCCGCGTCTTGGACAGGTCCAGCCCCGCCCAGCAGGGCTTGCCGGCCAAGTCGTCCTCGGCGAACGCCTCGCGACACTTCTCCCAATCCCCCGCCTTCAGCCACGGGTTCGTTGCCCGCTGCCACACGTTCAGGCGGTACATCTTGAAATCGGCGAGGTCGGAGATGGAGTGCTTCGCGGCGTTGAAGTGCGACAGGAACTCCGTCTGCTTGATCGTGTGGCCCCACGCCGGGTTCGCCATTTTCCCGTACTTCACCGGATCCGCGGCGAGGTCTTCGTCGGACACGTCCTGTGGAGCATAGAAGCCCTGGAAGAAGAACTCCTCGTCCGTGAACTCGCCCGATTCGACCTTCTGCCCGTAGTCGAACTGTTCCTTACCGTACCCGTCGGGATTGTTCCCGGCGGTCGAGAACTCCAACTGCAACGGCTCGCTGCGGGAGATGCCGGCGCCGCGGAGCACCTTCATCAGCCGGCGGTCCACGACGTGCGTTTCGTCAACCAGTATGCTCCCGTTGAGCCCTTCCTGGCTGTTGATGTTGTCGCCGGCGATGACGCTGTAGAACGACCGCGTAGGCTCGTGCGTGATCCGCCCAGTGCTCTTGTTGATGACGCACTCGGCGGATAGGGCGGGGGACCGCCGGACCATCTCAAGGGCGTGCGTGTGGGCGATCATCGCCTGCCGGCCGTCCTTGGCGCAACTGAACACCTTCTGCCCCTGCTCCCCGTCCCCGCACAACAGGTACAGCCCGATGGCGGCGAGCGTCGGGGACTTCTTGTTCTTCTTCGGCACCCACACGCCGCCCCGCCGGAACCGCCGCACCTCGCGGCCCCATTCCTCGGAATGCTTCACCCACCCGAAAATCCGCTGCACCGCGTCCAGCTGCCAGTCGCGGAGGATCAGGGGTTGGCCGGCGAACTCGCCTTCGTACAGGCAGCAATATCGCTGGATCCAGTCCACCGCCCACGCGGCCCGCTCCGGGTCGAAGCGGCACCCGTTCTTCGCGGCCCGCTCGTCGGAGGCGTTGCGGATCCACGCCTTCGTTTCCTTGTCGATGCCCCGTCGCTTCATGGGTGACTTACGCAGTGCGCTTGCGGGAGGCGACGCCCTGCTTCTGCTCGGGCTGGCTGTGCACCCGGCTCAGGCTCGAAGGGCTCATGCCGAACTCGGGGGCGAGCTTAATCATCTGCTCCATTGCCTTGTTGGCGACGGCGAGGTAGGGGTTCTGGATCGGGTAGCCGTTGGGGCTCTTGACGATCTCGCCCCCCTCCCGGACTTCCTTCTCCGCGTTCGCCCAGCGGGCGTAGGCGGCACAGTACATCGCCAGTGGAGTGCGGTAGTGCTCGGAGAGGATGCCCATCTTCGCCAGCACGCCGCACACCCGGAACCACTCCTGCCGCGCGTCGTCCGACAGGTGCAGCGGGCAGTCCGGCACCGCGGCCGGCGCCACCGGTTCGTGCGGGTTCGCCCGGTCCTCCCGGAACGTCCCGGCGAGGATCTTCATCGCCTTCGGCTTTGGCTTACGCCCCTTCATGGATCAGGCTTTCCATCCAGCCGACGTGGAACTCGTACAGCCCCGCGTCGCCGGTCATACAGAACTGCTCAACGCTCTTGCCGCTCCGCAGGTTGGCGGATCCTTCGACCGTGAACCGGCGGCCGTCCGAGAGGGCGAACGCGAGAACCTTGGCGTGGGTGCGGCGGGCGGCGATTCGATGGCCCCGGTCGGTCAGTGCCTTGTGGATCGGGTCGTAAATCTCGGCGTTGACGGCCTTGAAGTGGCACGAGGCGAGCAACACGACGCGCCCGATCTGCCCCGCGTCCAGCATCCCGACCAACTCGTCCCCGTTGTACTTGCTGAAACTCAGTGTCGAGACGTGGAGGCTTTCGATCTTCACCTCCCCGGCCAGGTTCGCGACGGCTGGGACCATCGCCCACAGCGGGTAGGTCGAGCCGACCACGCAATGGAACGTCTCGTCCGGCGCCGGCAGCCTCCCGATGTGCCGTTCGCACGCGGCGACGTGGATCAGGTTCACGCACGCACGGCGGTTGGCCCGGCTCTGGTACTTCAGGTCCGTCGGCAGCCCGGCTTGGATCCGGGCATCCACGTCGGTCTTGACCAAAACCTCTCCGTTGACGCGAACGGGCCGGAAATCCTCCCGCATTGGCTTTAGTCGCGAATCCCAACCCATTA